AACTGACCCTTGTATTCATTGAACTCTGTATCTATCCACATGCATGTCATTGAGATGTCCTTTATTTAGCAGTCTGCTGGGTCATACCACGATATTACACGGGTCTGTGCTTCTTGTGGGGATGGTGGGGGGTGTGCGTAGTTTCGTGTTACGGAGTGTCTCGGGATTTTTGAAAAATGAAAAAATTGTCTGTGGGTCCTTCCAGCCTCAGCAGCGCAGAGCCAAGGCCCTGCCTACCCCCACCCCTACCCATCTCGGAAATTCAAGGCAAGCCAGGACGCAGCGAGTCGAGAGGTCGAGGTGCGCCAAGCTGCGGCGAGTCGAGACATCGAGACACACTGACACATATTGTCAATGTGACATTTATCGGTCTATTCAATGTGACACTTATTGTCAATGTGTCCTGGAATGTGTGTACTTAGGTATTCATTTATCAATGTTATTGAGTTGGCACGCATGTTGCAATGTTATCCGCGTCTACAACCCGTAACCCTGGAGTAATTCACCATGATCACTAAGTCCCAAGCTCAAACCCTGCGCCACTTCGAGCACGCAACCCTTAAGGGGTCAGATGGTCAACCCGTACGCTGCCGCGCAATGGGTAAATGCCAAGTCTGGAAAACCCGTCCTAATGAGTTCAAGCTGCCCGTGAAGTACGGACTTCATCAATCGTTTTATATCACTCAAGACAATGCTAGTGAGTGGAATCCAGCGTAATCAAACAACCTTGAAGGAAACCCATCATGCAAGCCATTCACGTTAAATATCTTCCCTGCACCAATACCAGGGGATCACGCATCAAGGCAACCTGTGCTGCCGGATCATTGACCATCGGTTATCCGCACGAACTGAGCGGGCAAGCTGTGTATCGTGCCGCTGCCGAAGCACTGGCGCAAAAGCTCGGATGGACCGGACCTTATTACGGTGATCTTCACGGCGGCTGTCTGCCTGACGGTAGCTACTGCTTTGTGTTCAATAACATTCATTCGAAGGACTGACCATGAAAACCGACATCTTCTATGGTGCATGGAACGATCATGCGCCGATTCTTGATAAATCCATGACCCGTGAGCGTGCCGCCAAATTACTGAAAGCGTGGCGCAGAAACTCACGCAAGAAAACAAATAATCCGTTGTGGGTGTGCCGCCGCATTGCACCACACCAGTATTTTGTTAAGGTCCGTGAGTGGGACACTGAATCACACACTCTTATTGTTGGCAACCCATAACCCAGGAGACCAGATCATGAGTCCCACACTTAGTATCAACGCTCCATTGTCCGAGCGTCTCTACGTCAATCCATCAAGCGTCAGCACCGAGGAGGTGATCGACGTTTTAAGGGCCTATGAGTCGATTTTGGACGCTATCAATGGTTCAGCATTGGACACCATGATCGAAGCGTCTGACGGGCCTCTAGATGCTTCCAAAGCGATTGACGGGGCTATCGAAGGGTTGACCAGCGGGACAATCGAGTCGATGGTAGACAACCCCTACAAAGACTTTTTCGACGATTGTGTCGGTGCTCTTAACAACTTCTGGCCTGCCGCGTCAATCGAAGATGAAACGCTGAAGGCAACGATCCTGGACGCCATCGCAAAGGGTGATACGGACTAACCAGAACCGCCGGAACCCAGGAAGGTTCCGGGTTCTGAGGATCGTCCAGTTGGGGCGTGAATTGTGGGTTTTTGGGTAATTGTTACTGATGTTTAATGTTCTCAGCTTCTAACAATTTCACACCAACCATTGCCCAGGAATATATAGAAATGTCATTTCAATAATAGTTGAAATGACACCCATAAAATCCCAACCCAGGCCCCAGCCACAATAGAAACCTTGCTATCATTTCCAGAGCACCCTGGTTTTTATAGACATACCTAAACTCCAGTGGCTAGTGTGATTTCATTAGAACATGGTAACATAGACATCAGCGTAACAATCAACCTCAAAAAGACAATATGAAGACCCGCAAGCAACGCAAGGCAGATGAGTTCTTTGGTGTGAACGATCCAGGTAAGGTCATTGTTCACAAAGAGCGCATCAAGGGCCTTTGGTTCAATGATGTGACTGGAAACCTCCACCGCACCTACATGGTCAAGATCACCCGCAGGGACGGATCGATAGACCGTGGTGATTACCATCACGCCAAGCAAGGGGAAATTCCAGACCATCCCACCACGGGTAAACCACTGTGGACAGCAAAACCCACAACTTACGATGGTTGGAACGCCATCGTGGACAGGCCACCGGACCATCTCAGGGGATTGCGCATCGACCCCCAGCCGACAGGAACACTGGTCAAGGGGACTGTCATGGTAAGGATTGGGGGTGTCCTGATGAACGCTACCCACTTGGCATGGAAAGAGCAGACCGGCGAAGAACTACCCAAGGGAACGCGCATCAGGCACAAGGACGGCAACCCGTGGAACAACCACATCAGTAACCTGGAACGCGCTGGACTGGGCACAGGGGGCACCTATCAGGCCGCCACGCGCATCGCAGGCGTCCGGGTAAGCCTGGGTAGCTTCAAGACGCGGGAAGCGGCTGTAGATGCTGTAAGGGCGTTCCGTGAGAGCGTTGGTGCAGGTCCGGTCAGAGCGTACAGAAGGAAAACCGTCACGACTGCGGCTCAGTCGGCTACTTTGTAGGAGATGGAGATGGCACATACAGTTTTGGAAGTCGGTCAGGTTGTCACATGCACCTGGACTGGTAAACAGTTCACTGTTGAGAAGGATGGGTTAACTTTTAACTATGCTCTTGATGGTGCGGGGAAAATCTTCAGTGATGAAGGGGTGAATGAGCGAGAGCAAATGGCTATTCATGCCCACATGCGACCTGTTGGCACATACCTGAGTGGCGACGGTAAACACATCACTGGCTGGAAGGGGAACATCCTGGCAACAGTAACCCGGCATTCCACCAGTCGCACCGGATGGTACGGTTCGAGAATCACCCACATTCAGGCGGTTGATCAGTTCGGTGGCCTTTGGTACGGAAAAGGTGCGGGTAATGGCATGTACATCACCATCCGCCCCATGAAAGGGAAAGCCAAATGAAACAGATTGCCCTTGACCTTATTCTTTGCACTGCCATAGGTGTCGGGCTTGCGCTGGCACTGGTTGAATGGTGGCTTTGATTAAACGTAACTCGTAACCCTCGTAACTTTTGGGGAATTGAAAATGATTGATCTGAACAAGGTAACTGCTTCCTGGATGAAATCTGAGGATGGTTGGTTAATCGCTCCTGCGGGATTGGCATGGATTGGTGAAGGGAGTCACCTGAAAATTGGCAATGAGTGCCGACTTGGCAATGGGTGCCAACTTGGTGATTGGTGCCAACTTGGTGATTGGTGCCGACTTGGTAATGGGTGCCGACTTGGCGATGGATGCCGACTTGGCGATTGGTGCCGACTTGGCAATGGGTGCCAACTTGGTGATTGGTGCCGACTTGGTGATGGGTGCCGACTTGGCGATGGGTGCCGACTTGGTGATGGGTGCCGACTTGGCAATGGATGCCAACTTGGCAATGAGTGCCGACTTGGTAATGGGTGTCAACTTGGCGATAGGTGCCGACTTGGCGATGGATGCCGACTTGGTGATAGGGCATTGGACCCGATAGACATCGGATATGCAGATGGTTATCGAAAGTGCGTTTGTAATGTCAGTGGTGTTGCGTACATTGGTGCGGGGTGCCGTTGGTTCTGTTTGGCGGATGCACTCGAACACTGGTCAGATAGGGAGGACCGTGACATGACCAACTGCCTGATGATGGCTGCAATACACATTGCAGCGGTTAAATGCTGGTCACACGAGTAACATCATGGTCCACATCATCACAACTATCCTTGTGGTCCTGATCGTCTTGTCACTGTCCTGACTACCCACCCCTAGACCCCAAGAGAAAAGGCCCACTACGGGCCTTTCTCGTTGGTCTGTGGGGCATTCACTCCCTGTCCCCGTGGACCCCTTCCTTGTACCCGTACACTGGCTTTGGACGGTAGTTCGGATCGACCTTCTGATACTCCTCGTAAATTTCATTGCGCCGTGCCTGTCGCGCTGCGATGACCTCATCGCGCTGGGACTGGAACTGAGAGATCAGGCGAGGGTTGATTGCCCAGGTAACAGTGGCACCTCTTGACCCGTCATCCATACGGGCAACCCACTGGACACGCTCCAGATCAGACATGGCATCCATGACCGCGCTATCCGCTTCCCACTTGGACATCGTTTGCAGTTGCCAGTGGGCACCTCGTTTGAGTTCGGGCAGAGTCACGCTGGACTGGTCCGCACGGGTCAGGATGTGGTCCCTCAGCCATGCGTCCAGTGAAGACTCGGACAGGGACACATCAAGGACTTGGCGCATGGTGGGCATGACCGTGGAGCGCATGAAGTGGACAGTACGTGCCATCAGGGACTCTGACACCTCAGTCTGCCAGGGTGACTCGATAAGGTGCCAGATCAGGCACACACGGGCGCACTGGCCGACCTGCTTGCCAATGGCCTCCTGGTACGCATCAGACGACTGGAGCAGCTTCTCACGTTTGCGTACCTCCTCAATGTATTCCTGCCACTGTCGGAACACCCGGTATGCCCCTTCTGACAGTGTGTAGTCAGTCGCTGGCAGGGCAGACAGTAGCCTGATGGTCTGTTCCCACTGGTGGGCGCTGGTCAGTTCCTCTGGGATGGGGTTGCCGATGCCCGTCCGGGTTGAGTCCAGCTTGACATAGAGGAACCGCTGGAGCAGGCCATCGGTCATCAGTTGCTTGGAGTGCTGCTTGAACACCTTGGGCTGCACGTTCCCATAGATAGCCACACTCAGGTTGTCCACATGGATCGCACCGTCGGCCACACGGTCCACCTTATACGATGCCCCCTCAAACGCCTGGACCCAGGTGGCCCTGGACTCCCCCGTCTTGGGGTCTGCCATCTTCTGCATCCATGTGGACATCTCATCGAGGTAACACAGCACACCCCTTGGTTGATCCGCACAGGTACGGGCCAGCTTCTGACTGGTGATGTCCGTCACTTCCATTTGCAACTGGACCGGGCGCGGGGGGATGGACAACTCCGGAGGCAGGTCATCGAACGTCATGCTGTCGATGCCCCCAAGGGCATCAAGCGATGCCTCCGGGGTGGACTTGGCAGTGTGGTATCGCTTCTTCGCAGCAAGGGCGATGGCCTCCCGTGCCTCCCAGATGCGTATGGCCCTCCCGTGTTGTGGCTCCGCCTCCTTCTCGATGGTCTTGAGTATCTGCTTCATGGGTGTTGCGCCGGGGGTCTTCTTGTCGCTGGGTGACCCGATGGTCATGAGCCAGACGATGGGCTTCACAGAGAAGCCATGCGTCAGTTTGAGCGTGGTCCGGTGATCGACCGCTGCACTGACCGCTGCCATGCCTGCCCACATGGGGACCGCTGGATCACACCCGACCGATGACCCGACCTCCTCAGCACGCTTCGCCAGGACGGGGGGCAGCAGCCCCAGGTCCAAAGGGATGACCACCTCCGCTGATCGCGGGTCAACGAGGGGTGGCAGGGCATCGGGGATGGGGGTGGAGGGGTCTGAGGTGGCCTTGAACAGGTCAGTGACATCGATGGGGGGACGTTCCCAGCCTGCGTCACGGGCGAGCTTCATGAGGGTGCCCAGCGTGATACCGCCGGGCTTGTCTGCTGTAAACGAGCGCCAGCAGTAGGTCGTGTCCCGCTGGCCTTGGTACTTGGACCCACGACTGCTCCACTGGTCCCAAAGCTGATACCCCTCGTCACCCCTGCCCTGCTGGTGGGCGGCGTAGTGCACGGCCATGCCGCAGTGCAGCCACTCTTCTCTCCCACAGTCGGGGTCGATGGACTCCAGCGCACCCATGACCTCTGACCACGATGCGTCGATGGGCGCTCCGGTCTTGATGGTCCTGACCGCATCGCGCTGCAACACACTGTCCCACAGCGCCAGCACTGACTCAGGCAGCGTGGGGATCGACCGCCAGTCGCCCCTGCCTGCCCACTGGTACGGCTTGAGCGTGGTGGGGTGGATACTTGGCGGCAAAACATCCTGCACGCTCAGACCGTCCACCGTGGCGCAGCGCAACTCGAAGGCGACACCGATGAGGTTGAACCGCTTGGACGGGAGTGCGCTACGTGCCGCCGGGAGCCGGTACAGTAGCTTGGCGTGTCCGGGGTTGCCCGAGTTGATCTGGACCGCATCGGGAGCGTTGAGCAGGTCTTGCAGGTTGATGCCGTGACAAGCCAGGAGCATCTCCGCGTGTTCCATGTTGTCGATGTCCAGCGCACAGGTGATCGGCGCAGACCATGCGTGTAGGAGGCCGACACCCGAGCCACTGCTGATCCTGCTGGCATTGGTGATCGCGTTCTCTCTCAGGTTCCAGCCCATGCCGGTCGGACCCTTGCCAGAGGTGATCTCGCACAGCGCGAAGCCAGCGTCGATGTATGCCTGATACATGCTTGTCATGGGGATGACGTTGCTTGCGGCTGACATCACTCACCCACTGGGGTCTTGACCAGATTGGCACGCTCCTGAAGGTAGAGGACGATGAGCCTCACAGTCTCATAACCCGGCTCGGCGCTGCCGTTGGCAAGCCGCGTGATCGTGTGATAGTTGACACCTGTCGCCTCTGCCACCTTGGTCAGGTTGAGGTCGGAGAGGGCATCGCGGATTTGTCCGAGGGTCATCATGGTGTCGATCCTTTGTAAAAATATTTGCAAATAAGTTGCACAGGGTTGCGATTGTAGGGTAAGATCGCACCGTCACGCAAATTTAATTCAACGTGACTCAACGTAACCAACCATGAAGGAACCTGAAATGTCTCTCGAAGCCAAGATCGAAACCCTGTCCGTACTCATCGGTGAACTCATCAAGACCCTGGACAAGTCCAATGCCACCTCTGTCACTCCCCCCGTTGCCCCTGCCCCTGCCGTGGTATCCGCAGCACCACCCGCTGCTCCGATCCCGGTGGTTACCCCGGCACCCGTGGTAGCTGCTGCACCCATCATGCCCCCTCCCCCTGTGTTCGCCACCGCACCGACACCCGCTGCCAATGCGCTGCCGTTCAGCGACTCGACCAGCTTGGTGGCCTACGTCATGGGTGTGTACCGTCAGATCGGTGCTGCCAAGGGTGCTGGCATCCAGAACATCCTGACCTCGCTGGGCGCGTCCAACCTGACCGATGTGAAGCCCGAGCAGTACGCTGCGTTCCACGCTGGCATCGAGGCTCTGAAGGCTTGATGATGGCGCACGCCAAACTCAGCCCCAGCAGCGCACACCGCTGGACCCGCTGCCCCGGCTCAGTCCGGGAGGAGGCAAAATACCCCGACAATGCCGGACCCGCTGCCCTTGATGGCACCCGGACCCATGCGCTGCTGGAGATGTGCCTCGTGACCGGCATGGACCCCGAACTGATGGTTGGCATGACCACCTCTGACGATGATGGGTCGTACACCATCGACGCTGACCGTGCCAAGCGGGTTAAGGTCGCCGTGGACCATGTGCGTGACTTGGGTGGTGAGGTCACTACCGAGCGCCGTGTGGACCCCTCGCGCCTCGTGGGTCGTGATGACCTCGGGGGCACGGTGGACGTTACTGTGATCGTGGGTGACACTGCCCATGTGATCGACTACAAGGACGGCATCACTCCCGTTGAGGCAGTCGAGAACGAGCAGTTGATCGCCTATGCCCTGGGTCATCTGGCCGGGTACAACCTGCCCATCAACGGTGACTATCCTGTCAAGCACATGGTCCTGACCATCATCCAGCCCAAACTGGCGCTGAAGGGACTGCCGCCCATCACCTCATGGGAACTGAGCGTCGAGTCCCTGCTGTCGCGCATCGGTGACATCGTGGTCAAGGCATCTGCAACCGATGCTCCTGATGCACCCCTGGTGCCCGGTGAGAAGCAGTGCCGGTTCTGCAAGGCCAAGGGCGGCTGTGCTGCCGTGAACACGCATGTCATGGATGCTGTGGGCATGTTCAAGTCGATTGACATCGTGCAGCAAGCCGCTGTGACTGAGCCGACCGAGATGTCCAACGACAAGCTGCGCGAGGTCATCGAAGCCGCACCCCTGCTGCGCCAGTTGCTCGAAGCCTCCGAGGCCGAGGCACTGCGGCGTATGCAGATGGGTCAGACCATCCCCGGCCTGAAGGTGGTCAATGGTCGCGGGTCACGCGCATGGGCACACACCGAGGACGAGATGGTGGTCAATCTCAAGAAGATCGGCATCCCCGCTGGTGCCTTGTACGTGACCAAGTTGATCAGTCCAGCGCAGGCCGAGAAGTTGACATGGGAGAAGCGTGACGGCACGAAGGTCCAGGTCAGCGACAAGATGAAGCTCCAGATGGAGCGTGAACTGATTGTCAAGTTGGCAGGCAAGCCGACTGTGGCAGCGGAGTCCGACCCTCGCCCAGCGGTGGTCACGGATGCGTCGAACCTGTTCGGCGCGGTTGGTGGTGCGGTGGAAACCCTTCCATCGTTTTTGTCTTAACGTAGTACGGAGTCAATCATGTCTGATGTTATTTTTCTGTCGAATGTTCGTCTGTCTTTCCCCCATCTTGCTGAACCCCAGCGCACCGAGAACAAGGTCACGGGTACTGTCCGTGTCGCTTACAACGCGGACTTCCTGATGCCCGAGGGCGACCCCGGCTTCCAGCAGTTCATGAACCGTTACCGGGAACTCATCACCGCCAAGTTCGCAGGGAATGCCGCGGTGGTCATGAACATGATCCTCGCGGATCGCAAACTGCGCTGCTTCGGTCGCGGCGAGGAGAAGGTCAACAAAAAAACCTTCACGCCTTATGACGGATACCCTGGCAACTGCTACCTGTCGGCCAGCAATGATCGTCCCCCGCAGATGATCCAGTCCGATGGCAAGCCTGTAGACCCTGCAAACACGATGGCATACCAGACCCTTGCACGCAAGATGTACGGGGGTTGCCGACTGAACGCTGCCATCAAACCGTGGATTCAAACGAACCAGCATGGCAACGGCATCCGTTGTGACTTGGTTGCCGTCCAGTTCGCTGGTGATGACACCCCGTTCGGTGATGGTGCGCCCGATGTGAGCGGCATGTTCGGTGCCGTGGCTCAGACCAGTGTAGCGGCAGGCATGTTCGGTGCCAGCGCCGCACCTGCCGACCTCCCATCGTTCTTCAAGTAATCACTTCGCAGTGGTCTTCCTCCGGCCTTCGGGTCGGGGGTCTTTTTCACGGGTGAACACATGGAAAACGACTGGGTTTACGACATCGAAACCTACCCCAACGCCTTCACCATCGCACTGGAACACGCTCAGAGTGGTGTCCGGTGCGCGTGGGAGGTGAGCGAGTGGGTCAACGAGTCCAGCCAGATCATCAGGATGATGGACTATCTCAAGGCCACTGGTGGTCGCATGGTCGGGTTCAACAACCTGGGCTTCGACTACCCGGTCCTGCATCTCCTGTACCGGATGCGTACTGCCGATGCCGCGACCCTGTACGCCAAGGCGCAGGCCATCATCGCGTCACAGGAACTGAATCGGTTCCAGCATCAGGTGTACCCGAGTGACCGGGTGGTCGAGCAGATAGACCTGTTCAAGATTCACCACTTCGACAACATGGCACGGTCCACCAGTCTGAAGCTGCTGGAGTTCAACATGCGCCTCAAGAGCGTCAAGGACTTACCGTTCCCCGTGGGGTCCACCCTGACCCGTGACCAAGTGGTCATGCTCAAGGAGTACAACATGCACGACGTTCACGCGACCCGCATGTTCTACGATCAATCGCTGGACATGATCCGGTTCCGCGAAGAACTGACCGAGCGGTATGGTCGGGACTTCATGAACTTGAACGATACCTCCATTGGGAAAAACTACTTCATCATGCAGCTTGAGAACGCTGGTGTGGAGTGCTACAACGTCGGCCCCGAGGGTCGCACACCACGGCAGACCCTGCGACCCACCATCGCGCTGAAGGATGCCATATTGCCTTGGATCAACTTCCAGCAACCGGAATTTCAACGGGTGTTGACATGGCTCAAAGAACAGACGATTACCGAAACCAAAGGGGTCTTCAAAGACCTGACTGCCACGGTCAACGGGTTCACGTTCGTCTTTGGTCTGGGTGGTATCCACGGCAGCGTGGAGCGTGAGAAGGTGGTGTCGGATGACACCCATGTAATCGAGTCACGCGATGTGACCTCGTACTACCCGAACCTTGCCATCAAGAATCGCTTTTACCCGGCGCACCTGGGTGAGAAGTTCTGCGACATCTACGCTGACCTGTTCGAGCAGCGCAAGAAGTACCCCAAGAAGTCCAGCGAGAGTGCCACGCTGAAGCTGGCGCTGAACGGCACCTACGGTGACTCCAACAACAAGTTCAGCGTGTTCTACGATCCGCTGTTCACCATGAGGATCACGCTCAATGGTCAGTTACTGCTGTGCCTACTGGCCGAACAGTTGATGGAGGTGCCGACACTGCGCCTGCTCATGATCAACACCGATGGCCTGGAGTACCACATTCACAGGGACCATGCTGTGGAAGCGTTGGGTGTTTGTTATAGGTGGGAGATGGTGACCGGTCTGTCCCTCGAAGGCACTCAGTACAGCCGGATGTGGATCAGGGATGTGAACAACTACATTGCGGAGAGCATGACATGATCAATCTGATGCAAGGTGACTGCCTTGAACTGATGCGGGAGATTCCCGATGGTTCGGTGGACATGATTCTGTGCGACTTGCCGTATGGCACCACGGCTTGTAAATGGGACTCAGTGATTCCGTTTGAACCACTTTGGGCCGAGTACAAGCGTGTGACGAAGCCAGGCGCGGCAATCGTACTTACAGCAAGTCAGCCATTCACGTCGCTACTAGTGACAAGCAACCTCAACGCGTTCAGGTATCAATGGGTGTGGGAGAAGTCGAAAGCATCAAACTTCCTGCTGGCGCGAAAGCAGCCACTGAAAGCTCATGAAGACGTGTGCGTCTTTAGCATGGGGACGCCACCGTACTTCCCGCAGAAGACCCCAGGTAAGCCATTCAAAGGCGAAGGTCGATCCAAGAAAGGTTCCAAATCAGATGTTGTCAACGATGTACCTAACCCCACGTTCAGGAATGACAACAACGGAGATCGCTACCCGAGAAGCGTGCAGTATTTTGCTACATCGGAATCTGAAAAGGTCGGAGCACTACACCCCACGCAAAAGCCCGTCGCGCTCATGGAGTACCTGATTCGCACCTACACCAACGAGGGCGACATGGTTCTGGACAACTGCATGGGTAGCGGTACCACAGGTGTGGCCTGCGTGAACACCAATCGGAACTTCATCGGCATTGAGCAAGACCCCGAGTATTTCAAGATTGCCGAACAACGCATTTACAAATTCCCGGAGTGGTTGAAATGATCAAACGCAAAGGCGCATTCGAGCATGACCTTGAGTGGCACCAGAACCAGAGCGCCCTGGTGGTGCCCAAGGTCGCCGAACAGGTGCTGCTCAACGGTGCCGATGCACGCACCCTCATCACCAACTGGCCTGACAAGATGGACTTCCTGCTGCGGACCAAGGTGCCCCGGTCATCGGTCCTGATGACGATGGACGGGGATGAGCGCATCGAGCATCAGCGGATCACACGGTATGCCATCGTCAAGGGTGGACCCTCCCTGATCAAGATCATGCCGCCCCTCAAGGGTAAGACCGAGATGCGCTACTTCGACCTGCATGTGGGTTACGGGGTGCAGGTACTCAATGACATTGAGGGACTGGACAAGGTGGTCTTTGACCTTGACTACTACGTGAACGAAGTGAACAAACTGACCAAAGGACTGACATGATCAATCTAATGCACGGTGACTGCCTTGAACTGATGGGGCAAATCCCCGATGGTTCGGTGGACATGATTCTGTGTGATTTACCTTATGGAACCACGGCATGCAAGTGGGATTCGGTTATTCCGTTTGAGCCGCTGTGGGCACACTACAGGCGTGTGATTAAGCGCAACGGGGCGATTGTGCTGACGGCTTCGCAGCCGTTCACTACAACCCTGGCTGCGTCAAATCTGACGGCTTTCAGGTATTCGTGGGTATGGGACAAGAAGTTTGCTGGAAACTTTGTTCAGGCCAACCGAATGCCGTTACGCATACATGAGGATGTTTTGGTGTTTGCGTTTGGCGACAAGATGCCAATCTACTTCCCGCAAAAAACCATGCGAGAAACGCCCATAAAGAAGGGGGGGAACAAACAATCCAGCGCAATTCCAATTAGGCAGACCGATGCGGCTGTGGCTTTTGGCGCTGCTGGTAAAGAATACGCCGACAAACACCCAACAACGATCCTTGAGTTTTCAGGCCGTGATGGTGAGCGTGGCCTCCACCCAACGCAAAAACCCGTTGCACTGATGGAGTACCTTATCCGCACCTATACCAATGAAGGCGAGACAGTGATGGATAACTGCATGGGAAGTGGCACCACAGGAGTGGCTTGCGTAAACACCAGTCGGAACTTCATTGGCATTGAGCAAGACGCAAATTATTTCGCCATTGCCGAACAACGCATTTACAACTATCCGGAGTGGATGAAATGAAAAAGATGCTTGAAAAACAGATCGAAGAAAAGGTCGGCACCTATGCCAAGGAGCAGGGGTTCCTCGTGTACAAGTTCACCAGTCCCCAGCGGTCAGCAGTGCCTGATCGGCTGTACATCAACCCACGGGGTAAGGTGTTCTTCGTTGAGTTCAAGCGTGAGGGCATGAAGCCGACACCAGCGCAGCAGCGGGAGCATGAGCGTCTGAGGGAGCAGGGGGTCATGGTGTACGTGATCGACAACGTGGTGGTGGGTAAGTTCATGGTGGACAAGATGAGGTTGAAATGCTAGTCCTCATTGCATGTGAATACTCTGGTCGGGTGCGTGATGCCTTCACCCTCAAAGGACACTTTGCCATGTCCTGCGACCTCCTGCCCAGCGAGACACCCGGACACCACTATCAGGGGGATGTGAAGGATGTCCTGGGCAACGGTTGGGACTTGATGATCTGTCACCCACCCTGCACGCACCTTGCCGTCAGTGGTGCAAGGCACTTCGCGTCGAAGCAGGCGTCTGGGGTCCAGCAGGAGGCCCTGGACTTTGTGCAGATGCTCCTGGACGCACCGATCCCCCGCATCGCGCTGGAAAACCCTGTCAGTATCATCTCCAGCCGGATTCGCAAGCCTGATCAGATCATCCAGCCTTGGCAGTTTGGACATGGGGAAACCAAGGCGACTTGTCTGTGGCTCAAGAACCTGCCTATGCTGACCCCCACCAACGTGGTCGAGGGTCGTGAGGCAAAGGTTCACAGGATGCCCCCCGGACCTGACAGGTGGAAAGACCGGAGCCGCACCTATCAGGGTGTGGCAGACGCGATGGCAGACCAGTGGGTGTCGATATGCTAACCCCCTCCAACCTGCACCCCTACCAACAGAAGGCAGTGGTTCACCAGTGTACGCACCCCGCGTCGATGCTCTGGCTTGACATCGGCCTGGGAAAGACCTCTATCACCCTCACCAGCATCGCACACCTCGTCAAGACGGGCTTCCTGCGTGCCGTTGTGGTCGTGGCACCCATCAGGGTCTGTCGCCTCGTCTGGAGGCAGGAGGCGGCCAAATGGAGCCATCTGGGGGCACTCACGTTCAGCATGGTCATGGGCACCAAGGACCAGCGGGTCCGTGCCCTGCTCAGACCCGCGAACATCTACGTAATTAATTACGAAAACCTCGAATGGCTCTCGGAAAGTCTGCACACCTACTTCGTCCGCAAGGGTCTGCCGGTCCCGTTTGATGGGATCGTCTATGACGAGGTGGACAAGATGAAGAACAGCAGCACCAACAGGGTCAAGGCGCTGAAGAAGGTGCTGGGGCAGTTCAAGTGGTCCACGGGTTTGACCGGGACACCTGCGAGTGAGGGATACAAGGACCTGCACGGACAGTACCTCGTGGTGGACAAGGGTGAGCGTCTGGGCACCAGCAAGACCGCGTTCCGCACCCGGTTCTATCGCAAGACGGGACCGTACAAGGAGGTGCCGTATGACGATGCTGAGAGCGCCATCAAGACCCTGGTGAGTGACATCACGCTGGAGATGAGCGCCGCCGATTACAACCCGCTGCCCGACCTCATCGTCAACGATGTGAACGTGGAACTGACATCCGACCTGCGCGAACGGTACGACCAGATGGAGAAGGAGATGTTCCTCAAGCTGGACAGTGGTGCGGAGAAGGAGATGTTCAATCAGGCATCACTTATGAACACCTGCCTCCAGTTCAGCAACGGTGCCACCTACCCGGTGCCGGGGATGCCACTATGGGAGCCGATCCACGAATTGAAACTCGATGCGCTGGAGGAGATCATTGAGGAGTCCAACGGGCAACCAATCTTCTGCGCCTATGCGTACCGCAGTGATGCAGCGCGGATCATGGAACGGTTCAAGGGCATCCGACCCATCAACCTGACCGAGTGCAACACCGAGTCATCGCTGAACGACGCCATGCGCCGCTGGGTGTCGGGTGACTGCACCCTGATGATCGCGCACCCGGCCAGCGCAGGACACGGCATCGACGGGCTACAGAAGCGAGGCAACACCGTGGTCTGGTTCGGACTGAACTGGAGCCTGCGCCTGTACAACCAGTTCAACGGTCGCCTGCGCCGCCAGGGTCAGGGCAGGCCCGTCACATGCCATCGCATCCTGTGCCTCGATACGGTCGATCAGGCGCAGGCGCTGGCACTCGGGGAGAAGGCTGAGACTGAGGGGTCGCTTCGGAAGGCAGTGAAGGAGTACAGGAAAATGCGTGAATCTGCGTAAATTCATGTTGCACACACTGTAATCCCGTGCTACACTGCAATCTCACTAACTCAGAAGGATTTGAAATGGATGCAATCGCAACCGCCGCGCTCAAGTCGTGGCGCAGTCTCCAGGGGGTGCTGGCAGTGCTGACCGAGGAGCAAGTCGAGCAGATGCTCAAGCACGAGATGGAGAACAGCAAGCGGTCGATGATCGTGGTGCGCCTGCACCAGCGATTGTCGGCCCTGCGTGATGCCCGTGAGCGCAAGGACATCATGATCAAGATGGGGGTGATCGAGCAATGACCACTCACTTCGAGGACGAAATCTGCCCGGTCTGCCGTGGATCGGGTGAAGGGATGACCGAGCGGTCCAACTGCTACTACTGCAACGGGACCGGATGCGTGTGGGTTGAGGTGAACGATGAACAGGAGACCGAAGATGAACAAGATAAATGACGCACCCTACAAGGTCGATCCCCCCGTGTCTCGGGAACTGTACGAGGAGAACATGCGGAACCGCACGGCATTCCGATCCCCCGAGGCAAAGGTTCCCAGCGCCCTGGACGTTCAGGTTGCAGGGGACCACTACAAGAACATGGCAATCCAGCCAGTGCAGTACATCCACCGCAACGGCCTGGGGTTCTGCGAGGGCAGCATCATCAAGTACGTGAGCCGGTGGCGCGGGAAGAACGGTCTGCAAGACCTCAAGAAAGCCCGTCATTTTCTTGATCTATTGATCGAAATGGAAAGCGGAGAAACCAAATGAAAAACATCATCGAACAGTTCAACCCGTTCAAGAAGCCCACGGCCTTGGAGATCGCCGTACATGATCTTGAACAGGCCAAGCGCGACTACCTCGTCGCAATGCAGCACAGCGAATACTACGCCGCGCAGGCCCAGTACAACGACGGACTGATCAGCCGCCTGTCGAACTACATCAAGGAGAGCACGGAATGACTGACAAAGACTTCCCAGCCTTCCCTCGCCAGCACGACAAAGAAGGACACAACGGCATGACCCTGCGCGATTACTTCGCGGCAAAGGTGGTTCAAGTGTCTCTTGCCGGGGACATTGAAGGCAACATTAAACCGGAGGTTCACGCATCGTGGGCTTACGAAATGGCCAACGCCATGCTGAAAGCGAGGACCGAATGACAACCACTCGCGCTGGCTGCGGTGGTAAGATCCGCATGGACTGGCAGGACCGCTTGATCCTGTGGGCGTGTGTGCTGGCCGTGCTGATGGTTGCAGGGCTGGTGCTGGGCGGGGTGGTGAAATGACTGACGCAATCACCAGAATCAGGAAAATCAAGGAAGCGGGCTACACGGGTCCAGCAGTAACGACACTGCTTGAAATTTGTGATCGGCAGGCTGCGGAGATTGAACGCCTCCTATCAGAATCCGACGAGCGACTGAAGAACACCGTTGCACAAGCGATGGAGATTGAGCGGCTGAAAGCTGATGCAGAGCGGTATCGGTGGCTGCGAAACAAGACGCCTTGGACGGCGGTTAATGCATTTAACAAAACCCGCATTGCATTCAGGCTTGCTGCGAAATTCTCAGAGAAAGAATCGCCAAAAGCCGGAGTTAATCTTGATACAGCTATTGACACTGCCATGAAGAAAACACCATGAACCAAAAAATCAAACTGCCGGAAATCACCACAGAAGAACGCCACTGGATTGTCGAACGCCCACAACCAGAAGTGCCCTCACAGGGTCAAATTCCTGCATGGCATGACGCACCGACTGTGCCGGGGTTGTGGGCATGCCGCCAATTTATCACTGATCGTGTGCAAGCATACGAAGTCACAGATGAAGTGGCTTTCAATAAGAACCTTGGTCTAAAAGGTCGCTGGTACGGCCCGATTCCACCTGATGGGGATAAACCATGAAACCAGTCCTATACCGCTACAAAGACACCGAGAGCGTCATCAAAGTGATGGACGGGTACACGCCGGGGGAAGGATGGACGCCGCTCTATGACAACCCGCAGCCAGAGCGCAAGCAGGTGACTTGCTGTGCTGCGTGCGGTTGGGAATCTTCGTTCACCTCACCAACATACTACGATCAAAGCCTTCCACGGAATCAAGCCATGACCACCATCACTATGGAAAAACACATCCTTAAACGGCTAGATGCACTGGAAGACTTCGCAAAAGAAATACGTGCCGCCTTGGCAGCGCCAGCAACTGCGCCAGCCCAGCCAGAGCGCAAGCCGATGGGGCAATTTGAGATTGAGGCTGCATACCAAGAGTCTCAGCAACATCATTTGCGGCCACAAGACTTTAACAAGGTATGCGATATGGTCCGCGCAGTCGAAGCCTTCCACGGCATCAAGGAGACACCATGACCACAACAATTTGGGAGTGCAAGATAGGAGAAGTCCACAGCGTTGCTGGGGGCGCTGATTACCTGATGCGTCAAGCAGTTGCGGATGCGTACAAAGCACAGACGGGGGTAGAGCCTGTTTTCATTTTCAGCGGATGGGGAGCTTCACTGACAGAGGCGGAAAGGGCCGCTGTTGAGAACAGGCTCCCTGCGCCAGCAACTGCGCCAG